AGACGAGCAAATACGAGTTAGTTGAATTGACTGTCGCAGGGGTGGCGTCCACTGGAAACACTGGCACGCAGTTTAGCTTCCCTGATCTGCCAAAACTACGCTACACAAATTTGCAGGCGATGGAAACCTTTGCAGTAGATACCGTAACTGTTTCCCCTAATAATATAGCGCTGCCAAGTGCTGCTATTATCCAAAAAAGTTATCTAGTGCTATATGCTAACGAAAGGCAAGACATTTACAGAGTGCCGCTTGTTAGTATGATCCGTACACAAGCAACAAATAACGCGTCAGCGCCTTTTGTACGCGCTTTGTATGAGTTTGCACCTGGCACGCAGGTAACCTGGGATAAGTGTTTTATTCAGCTTGCAAGCGCACCAGCAAACACAACGAATATCAGTTATATTTTTGGCGTTTATTACAACTAAAATGCTATGCCTGCAAATGCACAACTACGCAGCGCAAGCGCTGTACTAAATTGGTATAATGATCAGCCGCAAGCTGCTTTTAAGCTATACCGTTTTTCTGTAATGTCTAAAAACATTACAGGTGCTTATAGTGGCAAAAGCAAGGAAGAAGGCGCAGAAAAGCTGCAAAGCGAACTAGCGCTTATTGCAAATGATGACTATAACAATTATGTGTTAGGGTTATTTGAAGATAAAGACAAAGACAAAACGACACCAGCGCTAAATAAAGTATTTGTAATAAACGAGCAGCCTTATGGCGTAATGGCTGGCTATAACATTGGTGCAAGGGGATATGAAAATGAGATCTTGTCGGAGTTACGCGCACTACGCGCTGAAAGGCTAGAAGATAAGCAGGCGGAAGAAGATGAAGAAGAAGAAACGCCTAGCAGTATTTTAGTAGGTATGCTAAAACAGCCTAACGTTCAGCAAATGCTAATAGATGTAGTTGGCGGCTTTGCAAGAAATTTCAGCCGCCCAACAGTGCAAGCGGTCAGCGGCACGCACACTGAGGCAGATATAGCGCAGATATTACAAACGCTATATGCAAAAGGGGTAACGCCAGATGACCTTGGCAAGCTGGCTGCTATGGATCAAAAACAAATATCATTTTTACTGCAAATGCTGCGTAAGTAATGGCAAAAGGTATTAAAATATCTACGACAGACGTTTTACTAATAGGTGGCGGTCTGCTTGCTTTTACAGCAATAAAACGCTTACTAATAGCTGGCGGCTTAGCAGCAGGGCCAGGTACAAAGGCAGTTAGCAGTGAATTAACAGATCCTTTTAGTTATTGGAAGCCACTATATTACAAAAAAACAGGCGGCAGGCTTATTACTAGATTAACAGCCGGCATAGCTGCAAAGCAGATTCATAACGCTTTTGGTATTTTTCAAGATGACTTTAACGCTGTTATGGCAGTATTTAGCAAAATGCCTAGCAAAGCTGCTGTATCATTTTTAGCTGATGTATTTCAGCAAACATACAAACAGGACTTATTAACATTTTTAACGAATGGCGGCGGCATATTACCCTGGGACGGACTATCTGACGCACAACTGCAAAAAGTTTTAGCGCTGACAAATAAACTACCTAACAAATGAACAAAAAATTATTACCTATATTATTACTAGCAGGGGCAGCAGTAGCGTTATTTGCGTTTCGCAGGCGCCCACGCGTAACAGTAACAGCAGAAAGTCCTGAAATACAGACACGCGAGCAATTTTTTGAAGATCAAGCGCCTAGCTTTTTAGATAAGGCAACAGACGTAATTAAAAACGTATTTACCAAGCCGCCGCAGCGTAAGGCAGCAGCAGAGGCGCAACGGCGTGCAGTACAAGTAGCCAAGCAAAAGGGGCAAAGCGTAAAAGCAGTAAAAGCAGTAACAAAAAAACTTGCAACAGAAGGCTTGCCCAGGTTTAGAGGTTTTGACGATATTGACGTACTTTGCTAATACAATAACAATGAATAAAAATTTAATCTACATAGGACTAGCAGCATACTTATTATTTTTGTTTTCACGCAAAAAAATAGGTAACATAAACAGCAGCAGCGCCGCTAACCAAGCAAAAAAATTAGTAGCCGAGGCAGTAGATCAAACGACTTTTTTGCCTGATGAAACTACTTTTGCAGATGAATATACAAAAGACAAAAGACAATGCAGATGAAATGCCGCGAATACATTACTGAAACAAAAATTTTTTACGCTAGCAGCCAAACAGATACTAATGCTAACAGCGTAATATTTGTAAACCAGGGTACTACTAACGTAACAGTAGACGGCTTTTTGCTAACACCAAATCAGTCGCTAAACATTACAGGAAACCAAGATGAGATAAATGTGAAAATTTACACGTTTAATTTTAGCGGATCAGGTACAAATCAGCTTACTATTGTCTTAAAAAGATATATTTAGTGTTTGTTAATTTTAACATATTAAACCAGCTAGGCAGTCCTGCTATCAATAGCAATACTTTTGCTAACAGACCAGCGGCAGGGCAGACAGGGCGCTTGTTTGTCAGTACAGATACTTTTGAGCTGTATAGAGATAACGGAACTACTTACGACCTTATTGGCGGCCCAGGATCAAGCACTATAACAGGTAGCGGAACAGCGACACAGGTGGCATTTTTTAGTAGTGCGTCAGCACTAACAAGCAGTGCTAACCTATTTTTTGACAATACTAATAACAGGCTGGGCGTTGGTACAGCAGCACCGACACACACAATAGAAGCAAATGGCGATATACTTGCAGAAGCAATATACTTAGACGGTGCAACAGCAGGAAACGGTGCTTTATACTGGACTAGCGACCGCGTTACAGTAGCAAACTATAATAGTGGCGGCATAGTACGCATTGAAACTGATGCAGGCGCTAACGCAGCTACTTTTGGCTCAGATTTAACAGCAACATTTGTAAGCGGTATAGGAACGAAAGGCTATACAGGCAGCACAAGTTATGGCGGTATATTTAACGGATCAATAGGCGTAAACACAGCTACGCCGACAGTAGCGCTTGACGTGGTTGGCAAAAGCCTATTTACACAAACAGAAACGTACAGCACAGGGGTAGTGCGCACAAACACTTTTGACGCTAATATAACAGTAGCGGCAGGGGGTAGCTTTTCTAGTCCTAACGCAATTACAGCATTAGGGGCAACGCTAGACCTTACTTTACAAGGTAGTGCCACAATACCTAGCGGCGCTAGAAGTGGACTAGACGCCTACAACTCTGTTAGCTTTACAGGCACAGGCACGCTTACACACAACCAAGGTGGTCAGATACGCGCTTATTCTAACCTAACAACAGGGTGGACGTTTGCAGGCAGCGCAACAGGAACAATCACACACCTTGCAGGACTGCACGTTCTTTTTCCTGACAATACAGGCAGCGCAGTAACGATAACTAATAACTACGCGCTACTATTAAACGATCAAACAGCAAATACAGGTACGGTTACCTATACTAACCGTTTCGGCATATACCAAGAAGGTAGCAGCGATTTAAACTATATGGCGGCAAATTTGCTGCTAGGCAGTACGACTAATAGCGGCGAAAAATTACAGGTAACTGGCACAGCTATTGTAAGCAGTTCATTAACGGCTGCCAGTTTTATCCCAAGCCTAAGCACAATACCTACAAACGGGCTATATCTACCCGCAGCAAATACATTAGGCTTTGCTACAAACTCAACAGAGCGTATGCGTTTAGATGCCTCTGGTAATCTTGGATTGGGGGTAAGTCCTTCTGCGTGGAGAAGTACAGATAAAGTTTTACAAATTAATAATTCATCTTTATATGATGAAAGTGGGTCAGACCTTTGGTTAGGTTTAAACTTTTACGAAAATACTTCAGGTACTTATATTTATACAAATACAGGTTTTGCAACTGCTTACAGACAACAAACAGGGCAGCATAATTGGTTTACAGCAGCAAGTGGCACAGCAGGTAATGCCATCTCCTTTACACAAGCTATGACGCTTAATGCTAGCGGAAATCTTGGATTAGGGGTAACGCCGAGTGCGTGGACAACCGGAAACAATGTTAGAGCCATACAAATGAACGGAGGTTCATTCTTGGTGTATGACGCGAGCAGTGTGTGGGTTGGACAAAATATGCACATAACTGCCGCCTTGGGTAATACATATACTGCAAATGGTGCAGCAAGTGCGTATATACAAACGGGTGGTGCTCATATTTGGAATATCGCCCCTTCAGGCACAGCAGGTAATGCCATCTCCTTTACACAAGCTATGAGCTTATTTAGTACAGGTAATTTGGCTATCGGCACAACGACAGACGGGGGACAAAAGCTGCAAGTCAATGGAAAGGGTTCTTTTAAAGATACTATAAATTTAGCAGCTAGTACAACTACTACAGTAGGCACAACAGCAACAACTATTAGTACAAGTCCAAATACCTATGGTGGACTAGCTATTGTGTGGGGTGATTACATAGGTAATATATGGACTAATTTAATCTTTTATTCATTAGGTACGGTTGTAGTGTTAGCAAGTCAAGACGTAAGCGGTGGCCCAGACGGAAGAACATATACCGTTGATGGTAGTGGAAACTTAAAATTAGCAATGGCTGCAAATACATATACAGTACGTTTTCAAGCATTGATAACAGCATAAAAAATAAAAAATGGGATATTCAATTCAACCAGTCCAAATATGGACTAACGGAACAGCAAGCAGCGGCAACTATATTGACGCTAGTATTGTAAACGACAATTTAAGCGACTACGCGCAGTTTTACTGGCAAATCAGTAGCGTAACAGGTAGCGGCGAAGATCAAACTAAACAAAGCCTGACGCAAGGCAATACGTCAATTAGCGGTGCTGACTATACAGCGTGGGGCGCAAGTGGCGATATCAATAAGGCTGCTTATGAGTATATTTGCACGCAACTAAACTTAACACTAATACCTTAAAAAATGGACAAACTACAACAACTAAAAGCGGCGGCTTACGATATTTTGGCAAATATAGAGTGGCTGCAAGCGAAGCTGCGAGAAACTAATCAGCAAATAGCTGACGAAACAAAAAAACAGCAAGACAGTGGATCTACAAATAGTAACGATAGCAATTAGCAGCCTTTGCGGCTTTGTAGCGTCCTACGCTGCGTTAAACCAGCGCGTAAAAGCGTTAGAGGACAAAATCAGCAAGCAGGATGATCACGCAGAGCGTCTTACCAGGCTAGAAACTAAGTTGGATATATTACTTGAGCATTTAATAAAAGATTAATGAAAAGCCAGGCTGTACGCATAGCAGACGTTATATTTATTGGCCCCTTTATGATCTACGCAAGTGGTAAATTAAAGGGGCAGGATAGAACTATTATGCTGGGCTTGGGAATTGCAACAATTATTTATAACGGAATAAATTATTTAAAATATGAAAAAGCTAATTAAAAACTGGAAAACAACATTTTTTGGCTTTGCTACTATTGTTGGCGGCGTGGCAGCTATACTAAAAGGCGACTTGGTAACAGGAATTACAACTATTGGCGCTGGACTAGGACTTACCGCCGCTAAAGATTTTGACAAAACAGGAATCTAATGAAAGGCGTAAGGACGTACATAGTGGCGTTAGCTGTCCTTGCGCTAATACTAACAGGAACGAAAGTGAGTGCAGCAGCGTTAATACAAAAATTTGAAGGTTTTAGGGATAAAGCCTACCTAGATAGTGCAAATGTGTATACTATTGGCTACGGTAGCACGCGCAATCCTATTACTGGCGAAAAGGTAAAAAAAGGCGATACAATTACTAGGGCAAAGGCGCTAAATTGGCTAAAAATACAGACAGCGGCATTTGCAAAAGATATTGACACGCTAGTAAAAGTACCTATTAATGACAATGAACGCACCGCGCTTTTATCATTTGTGTATAATATAGGCACTACAAGGTTTAAATCTAGTACGCTACTTCGCAAGCTAAATGCTAATGCGCCACGCGCAGAGGTAGCAAAAGAGTTTATGCGCTGGGTATATGCAGGTGGTAAGGTAGTAAAAGGTTTACAAAACCGGCGCGCTACTGAACAAGCGCTGTTTTTATCATAAACTATTGATTTTATTGGTTTTATCAAGGTCGCTTACTCACAGCGGCTTTTTTTTGCTTTATTTTTTTTGGTTGTATGCAAAAAGTTAGTATAAATTCGTATTGACAAACGATTTACCTTACTTAAAACTAACCTATGACATCTAAACACGATTTAGCAGCATACAAAAAAATGCTGCTAGAAAAAACACAAGCCTTACAATTTATTGGATCGCAACTATCAAAGTGCAAGCGCATAACGATTGACGTTACTTTTGATTGTGGCAGCCGCGTAAACATTGAGCAGCGCATTATCCCTTTCAACTTAGAAATGGAACTGCGCACACTAATTGATGACTCAATAGATTACTACCAGCGGCAGATTGTTAATATTAATAGTGGCAATTATGAGCAGCTCTGACCGCGCTTTGTCCTTTACATACACCTGGCTTTTTTGCTTTCCCCTTATGCTATCGCTATTAATAGTAATAGAAACAGTATTTTTTATTTACAACACAATTAAATTCATAAACCTATGCAAAACGTACATTTTAACGCGCCTGCCTTTCCGCCGCAAGTAGCGCAGGATCCCTTAGGCCGCATTATTGCCCCTATCCCTGGTATGAGCAAACTAGAGTATTTTACTGCGCAGCTACTACCTTTTTATTTACAGCTTGCGACAACTAAAAAGTTAGCAGATAAAGGCGAGCCGATTACAGCGTTAGACGCTGCTATTAAGACAGCAAAAGAACTATTAACAAAACTTAATACAAACGACAATGAAAGCAACACCACACACGACATTAAACAACCCTAAATTTTGGCTGTTAGTTATTTTACTTTTTATGCTATGGCTGGCTAGTTATTGGAATTACTAAATAAATGACAAACGATCAGGAAATTTACGACCTGCTAAAAGCAAGGCGCTACGATCCTATGCGCCGCCCAGGGCAGGAGCAGGTTATTTTTACCTGTAACGCTAAAATAATAGGCTGCGCTAGTAGTTATATTGTCATTGGTGGCATACCTAAAAGCGGCAAAAGTACATACCTAGGCGCTATTGCTGCAAGCGCACTACTGCCAAAATATCAAGCTGTTTTCGGTCTTAAAATTACCTTGCCTGATGATAGGCAGCGGCTTGCCTATTTTGATACAGAGCATAGCGCTTTTGACTTTTACAGACAAATGGATAAAATAAGAGGCTTTGCAGGGGTAAGCAACCTACCTGCTAATTTTGACGCGTACAATACGCGTGAGGATATGCCTAATCGCATACGTAAGCTAATAGAAGCCTATTTGCAAGCTAATACAGATTGCAGCGTACTAATCATTGACGGACTCCTTGACCTATGCTTAAACTACAATGATGAGAGAGAAACAAGGCTGCTGACAAACTGGTTTAAGCGAATAACAAAAATACATAATGTCTTAATGATTGGCGTGCTGCACTTGGGCAAAGGCCAGGGCGAAACGCTGGGCCACTTGGGATCTAATACAGACCGCTGGGCGCAAAGTACCCTAATAGTAGAACGCAACAAAGAAAACCAGCAATTTGTGTTTAAGCCTAAATTTTTGCGCAGTAGTGCTGACTTTGATCCTATTGCTATAATGAACTATAACGGACAGTGGCAGCAAGTACCGTACATAGAACAGGAAACTTTTAGCATACCTAAAAAAAATAAAAAATGAACGTATTTAATTTTAGT